GAGGCGGGTGACTGCCAGGTATGTTTTCTGGACAAGTGCCGCCTGGCCTCTGATACGGTAGTGATTAACCATTTAATAGCATACAAAAATTACAGTAATGTATCTTTATTAAGTGTAAAGGAATAGCTGTCAGGTTTCAGCTTATAGCTTATAGCTTATGTCTTATTTAGAATCAGAACAATCAGTTGCGAGCGGCAAGCCTATAGAGTTGTTCGATATTGCAATGGGCCTTACCCACTGGCGCTTGACGACTCATGGTGCCGATTACGATTTTCTCGATGATACATACGAATCGGCACCGACTACCAGAACTCAGATTGAGCAGACGGGTGAGATACCGAAAGATGGAATAGATTTATTTACGCCGAGAGGGTTCAGTCTTGATACAGTCTGCATTGCCGGTGCTCCTGATCAGGAAATCACATTAACTATTTACCGCGGCCATGACGGTTTATTTGTAACGTATTTCAGGGGTTTTTTAACTTCCGTCACGTTCGATAAGAATGCGGTTGCAAAATATCATTTCGAACCCCGTAGTTCGGACATGCCGTTTATAGGGGGACGGCGAAGATGCTCTCGATTGTGCTGTCACAGGCTCGGCGGGTATCGCTGTGGTGTTAATCTTGAGGCTTACAAGATATCCGGGACGATAGATACTATAGATGGCGTTGCAATTGAGGCTACCGAATTTGATATAGCATCGGACTTTTCCAGCGGCGGAAGGATTCAGGTAGGCAATGCTCAGAGAATGATAACAGCTCACAGCGGTGAGGAAATTACAATCAGCCGGCCTTTCGGTTCTGATGTAGAGGCAGGCGCTTCTTTTTACGCATGGCCCGGCTGCGACCATACGCCGACGACGTGCAAGAATGTTTACAATAACAAGGTCAATTACGGCGGTCAGGAATTTTTGCCGACTAAGAATCCGTACGCGGGAGATTTGATTTACTAAAGGTTTTAATTATGTGGGCAGCGATTTTTTGGTATGTAGTGAAATTAGTTATAGTAGCCGGTATTTCTTACGGTGTTGCTGCCCTTACTAAGAAAAAGCCGGAGGATATTGTTTACGACCCGGATACATTCGATACTCCTGAGATTAAAGAGGGTAAAAAATTCCCGATAATTTTCGGAACGTGCTGGGTTGATGATTTATTGATGGGCTGGTTCGGCGATATTCTTGATGAAACTATAAGGGTGAGATTATCCGATACAGACGGCCAGTATGTCTATCTGCATAAATATTATTACGGAGCACTGCACATACTTGCACAGGGTACGTGCGATGGCATTAAGCAGATAAAGGTAGGTGACCAGGTAGTATGGCCGGATAGTACGGACAAGACGGTTCTTAACGCCGACAGTGCATCCTCGGCGGCAATAGATTTACCTGAGCTTTACGGCGGTATCCACGAACATAACGCAAACGTATGGGGCGGCGGCGGGCTGGTAGGAACAATAGATTTTGAATACGGCGAACCGGACCAGGCGATTAACAGTTACCTCGAAGAGCAGTTAGGCTCGGATATCTCTGCCAATCGCGGTCTGACCTGCGCGGTAATGAACCAGACTTATATAGGTATGTCAACGCAGATAAGGCCGTGGAAATATTTATTGAAAAGAACTGATTTATTAACTACGGGTGAGATCCAGTGGTACTCGGCCAAGTCTAAAATAAACGATTATGAAATCAATCCTATCCATATTCTGCACGAATGTTATACAGATACCGAGTGGGCACTGGTAACACCGGCACCTTTATTAAACGATATAACCTGGCAGGCGGCGGCTGATACTCTTTATACAGAGGGTTTTGGAATGTGCATTAAATGGCAGGGTGACCAGAGCCTTGAGGATTTTGTAAAGGACATTCTGCGTTATATCGATGCTGTAATCTACGAGGACCATTCGACCGGTTATATCGAAATTAAACTGATTCGCGATGACTATGATATCGAGGCCCTTGAGGAGTTCGATGAGAACGATATCGATTACATAGACGATTATACACGCGGAACTATTCATAAGGTCCCTGACATTACGCAGCTTACGTACTGGAACATGATAGACAATCTTCCCGTTACTATAGACTCTCCCGATATGGCATTGATTAATTCTCAGAACGAAAGTCACATTCCAAACGAGGTAAAGTTTACAGGGGTTATAAATGATGAACTGGGTGGTCAGTTAGGCGCACGTGAACAGCAGCAGCTATCGGCATTTGGCGCGACTATGACGATAGCGGGTAAAAGGACAATGGCTCATTTAACACCGGGTGATGTTAAAAAGATTTCTTATCCGCCGCTGGGCATTGTTTCAATGGTGATAAGGATAGTTACGCCGCATTACGGCACTTTGGAAGATGGAAAGGTTAGTTTCGATTGCATAGAGGATATATTCGGTATGAAGGATTCGGTATTCGCCGCACCGCCTACTACCGGATGGGATGATACTGTTGAGCAGTCCGAGATTGAAGGTTCAGCGGACGGACAGGTTGTTTTGTATAACGCGATAACGGATAAAGTATTATATAACGCGATAACGGACAATATAGTTATTTATTTGGAAGAGATTTAAATATGACTGATTATTTACAGGACAATGCACCCGCACTGGCAAGCGGTGATAACACGGTGGATTTGAACGGAGCGGGCGGGACCGAGACGGTTCTTTATACAGTACCAGCCGGTTATATTTTCATGCCGGTAATTGTAATATTGGATGAGTTCAGCGCGGCTTGCACAACTGCTGTAGTGACAATTGGAATAGGCGGCGGTGACTGCGATGAATTCCTCATTAACCAGACGCTGACGAACGTAAGCGGTACAACAAGCTATGTAATATTGCAGCCTGTCCCGAACGCCACGCCGGTTGAGTGCATACATTTAACGGCAGGCCAGACGTTATCGATAGAGATAACTACCGCCGAGGGATCTGCTTTAACTTGTAAAGCTGAAGTATTGGGATTGAGAAAACCGGCATAAAACGAGATTTTCATAATGCACGTCCGCCTTAGGCGGGCGGGAACTCCTTTTAGCGGGCCGTCTTGTAAGGAGACGGCCTGCATTTTAGACACAGATTACACTGATTTCACAGATTTCACGGATTAAATACTTGACAAATATAATTCATATCATATAATCAGCAATGTTATGAAAACTGGCTATTACATAAGAAAATTCAGCAGCAAACTTCCAACATCAGTAAAGTAGGAGTCAGTACTTCCTCTATGGTTTGGTGTGGATAACCGTGCGTGGAATAATCGGGTATTTGCTGTTGGTATATCGGCTTGCGGTACAGTTCTCTTTAATCAGTGGACATAACGCCGCAGGCCGGTTTTTTTCGTCTGCTTAATCTTGCCAGCTTTTTAGGATACCATTTTCCAAATAAAAATAATATGTTGAATAACGATTAAATCGAATATCAGGCTCATATACTCTTTCCGCAAAGGCGCAAAGCCGCAAAGTATTAATCACAAACACAAAATATCTGTGAACTCTGTATCCTCTGTGGCTAAAAATATTTAAAATATTTTCCTCATTTTCAGCATAATAACCCACATTCCTAAAAAATATTCCATTTTGTTAGATTTTTTTCTTGACAATAATCTAATATAGTTATATAATTACAATAGAATTGAAAAGTAAATAAAGGGTTAAAAAATGAAACGAATAAAAGTAACAATTGAAAAAGAGACTCAAAAAGCATTTCTGATTACAGATGGTCAAAATAAGGGATGGATTCAAAGAAGATGGCTTGGTGCTGATTCAACAGTGTCGGAAAAGACCTTTGAAAAATCGGTAAACAATTATGCCGAGCAGAAGAAAAATTTTGAAGAATCGAAGGAATGGTCGAATTCATATCATCGGATTATCAAAGTCGAAAAAGAAACTGATAAGGCATTGGCTGTTAAGATTAATCTCGATGCTTATAATATTGAACGGGATTTCAAAAGACTTTTATGGATTCCTAAATCATTAGTAAAAGATTTGACAGTTCCAGGCTGGTTCATTATAAGGAA